ACTAGTTGGGACGAACTAGACCTACGCTCCCTTGAGTCTGAGGTTTTTCTACTTGGTCATTGGAAAAATTACGAAGAGTTAGAAAATAGTTTGTCGTTAGAAGAATTAATGGCAACAATTGAATCAATTCGTAATAAAGACAATAATGACAAGAAATTTGTTGCAGCAATAAACGGAGTAGAACTAGAAAAAAATGATCAAGATGTAGCAAATGACATTACTGATTTAAATTCTGCAAGAGTTGCAAGTAGCGAAGGCTTTGGGTTAAACGAAGGACTTGGCTTTATGCAAATGGGGGAGAGTGAATGGCAAGAATAGAACTTAATATAGTTGCCCTAGGTGACTTTAAATCAGTTAACTCTCAAATAAAAGCATTACAAGATCAAGTTAATTTTCTTAATAAAAGTGTAGCAACTGTAGGAATTAATGCTAATTTAACAAAACAGTTAAATGAGGCTAATGCTGCTTTTAAATCAACTCTACTTTCTACTGGTCAATTTACTGCATCAACCGTTAGACTAAAAGCTGAAACCGATAAATTTGGTGACGCATTAGTTGGCGGTAAATTAAAACTTACAGAATATTTTCGAATAATTAAAGCTGGGTCTACAAATGCAACTGCTCAAATGAAAGCACTTGCAATGGAACAAACAAAACTTCAAAATTCTATGGTTATGTCAGACCCTACAAAACAAGGTGTTCTTTCTGTTTTTACACCTACAAAAATTAATGCTGTAGCAAATGCTACAAAAATTGCAGCAAATACTCAAAACCTTTATAACATTGCGGTAGATAAAGGTGCACAATCACTTATTAATTGGGGTAAAAATACTCAATGGGCGGGTCGCCAATTAACAGTTGGTATGACAGTTCCTCTTACAATTTTTGGTGCTACAGCTATGAATGTTTTTAAAGATGTTAACAATGAAATTGTAAGAATGCAAAAAGTTTATGGTACAGGCTTAAAACAACCAACACAACAAGTGTTAAATGAAATTAAACAACAAGTTTTAGGACTTTCAAAAGAACTTGCAGCAAGTATGGGTGTTGCAGTTAAAGATACTGCAGCAATGGCTGCGGACCTAGCAGCAACAGGAAAACAAGGTAATGACCTTGTTATAGCAACAAGAGAAGCTATGAGATTGCAAAAATTGGGTGAAATGGATACTCAATCTGCTATGCAGACTACAATTTCTTTGCAAAATGTTTATAAGCTTAATACAAATCAATTAGCGGGCGCTATTAATTTTCTTAATGCAGTTGAAAACCAAACATCAACAAGTCTTCAAGATTTAGCAGCAGGTATCCCAAAAGTTGGACCAATTGTTCAACAACTGGGCGGATCTTTTAAAGACACAGCAATCATGATGGTTGCAATGAAAGAAGCTGGAGTTCCAGCAGCTCAATCTGCAAACGCAATTAAATCGGCCCTGGCATCACTTATTAATCCAACTAAAGCAGCAAAAGATGCCTTTGCATCATATAATATTAATCTAGGTGATATTGCAACATCAACAAAAGGCAATCCTGTACAAATGATTTTGCAATTACAATCTGCATTAAAAGGCCTAGCACCACTTGCTCAAGCACAATTAATTGAAAAATTATTTGGTAAATTTCAAGAGGCAAGAATTCAAGCACTTATAACAAATTTAGGTGCAGTTAATAGTCAAACTAAACAAGCATTTGATTTAGCAAATGCAACAGATGCACAACTTGCTGGTATAGCATCAGGAGAATTAAAAACCGCTACTGAATCTACAACAGGCAAATTTAAAAGAGCAGTTGAAACAATGAAAGCAGATCTTTTACCAGTTGGTGAAAAAATTATGCAAGTTGCTACATCTTTGCTTAATTTTGGAAATAGCATTGCAAAAGTTTTTGGAGGACTTCCATCCCCAGTAAAAACAGTCCTTGGAATTCTTGCAGCAGGAATTGCATTATCGGGACCAATTATTATGTTTACTGGTGTACTTGCTAACTTTGTTGGATATTTAGTTAAAGGTTTATTCTCAATGAAAAATCTTCTTAATGGAACTAAAACGTTTGGACAATTATTTACTCCCGAAATTATTGCATCTCAAAACGCAGCACAACTGTTTAGTCAAAAAATTATGGAAGATGAATCTGCAGTAACGCTTCTTAATCAAGCAGTAAAACAACTTACTATAAGCCTTGAAGGAATGGCAATGGGAATGGCTGCTGCATCTGGTACTGGATTAGCAGGTAAAGCACTTGCCGCAGAAGCTGGACTTGCAGGAGGAAAAATTCCATTTAAAGCACCAAAGATGGCAACTGGTGGAATGGTTCCAGGAAATCCAGCACACGGAGATGTTTATCCAGCACTTCTTCAAGGCGGGGAAACTGTAATTCCTACAAAACAATCACAAAGATATGCACCATTTATTAGTGCAATGCTTAGCGGAAATCTTCCAATGCACCATGAAGGTAAAGGACCTCACTCACATAAGCCTGTTGCGGGACACACAGCAATGCCATTTACACCAGATTCTCCACAATATCAAGAAATGATGACAAAGTATCCAAGTTTGCCAGGACTAGAGGCATCAAATCCAGGTTCAGTAACAGTTGTATCTAACCTTGTAAATACACAAATGAATCAAAGATTAAACACAGATTTAAGAAGTGGAATTGCTACAAAAGAAAAATTTGCAGCAGGCTTTGGCTCTGAAGGAAAGCTTGGCTTTGCAAGATCAGCCGTTGCTGGTGGAATGGGCGAAGATAAACTTACAAATCCAGAAATACAAAGAGCGCTTAAAGATTTTGAAGCAGAAGTAAAAAAAAGAGTTCTTTCACTTAAAGAAACTAAGCTCGACGATCAACATCTTGCAAAAGTAACAAAAGATTTAATTGAAGAACAAAGAAAAACAGCGGGTGCTACAGGTGAAGTTGCAAGAGCTCTACACGCTTCTTCTCAACAAGTTGGTCAAGTAAGAGTAAACCCAGGTGCTGACTACATTAGAGATGGAATTAAAAGTGGCAAGTTAAGAAAAAGCGGAACAATGGCATATCTCAATGAAGTGCCAGTAGGACAGGTAAGAAATAAAAATGGTGCTGTAACAGATTATGCAATTAATCAACCTGGAGGATATCAATCAAATGTTAAGGCTGTTAAAAATAGCATGTCAGCACTTGAAAAGAGTCTTGCAAAACAAATAGATATTGAGTCAGAATCTAAGTCTGCATCAAAAGCAACAAAACGTGCTGCTAAAAATATGGTGGATGGTGTTACTGAAACACTTAAAGAATCAAAACCAAAAGTTAAAATAGCATCTAGATCTATGATGGCAGCACTTTTGCTATCAACTGCTGGCGGGGAATATACAAATCTTGCTTCAGAAACAGAACCAGGACTAGCATCAACATCTGGTGGAATATTTGCTAAGTTTAATGAAAAGAGAAAGGCTGCAAGAGCAAAGCTTCAATCAAGAATGCCTAAAATGATGACTGGAAAATTTGCTAATGTTGGCATAGGACTTGGTTTGCAACTAGCGGGTCAATTTGCTGCTCCAATGATTAACAAACTTCCAGGAGGAAGTGCAATAAATGGTGCAATTACTGGTGCAAGCTATGGAGCATTTTTAGGTCCAGAAGGAGCACTAGCGGGCGCAGCTATTGGTGGCGTCATTGGTGGCATAAGCAAGCTTATCTCTACTGAAAAAGAGCATCAAGCAGCAGTTAAAGCATCATTTACAGCAAGTGCAGATGTTATAAATATGTTTGGTGGGACTATTGTTGATCAAACTCCAAAAATACATTCGTTTGCAAAACAAATAGGGTTAAGTGCTGAATCAGCATCAGAATTAGAAAAAAATGTAAACGCAATTTCAAAAATGGATGCAAAAACTTCATCTTTGCGTCAAGTATCAGATTTATTAAAAGGTCAAAATACTGCAAGTTCTGTAATAGGAACTGCAAAACAATTTGCAGCTTCACAAGTAGCAAATGGAATGGACCCATCAAAAGTTTCTCAAATGATAAGTGCAATGCTTACATATGCAGGAAAAACACAATATTTAAAACAAGCACTTAAAGAGATAACAGCGGAAACAAAAGATGCTGAAACTGCCACAACAACTTGGTTAAGTAAATTACTTAATGCAGCAGGAGATGTTTCACAAATGTCATCATCTTATAATAGCTTAAATATTTCTCAAAAAGCATTTGTTGATGGTACATATCAGGTAATAAATCAAATTCTCAACACGAATACTAGTTTTGAAAAAGCAATTAGTTTAGCAAACGGCTTAACAACCGCACTTGGAAATTCTGCAAATTCTTATAAAGCTTTGATTATAGCAGCAACTAATAATGGAGATACAGCGCTTGCAACACTTTTAGCAAAATATCAAGCTAGCAATATTGATTTAAATGAAGCTACACTTGCAGCAAAAGTGCAAGAAAGAACTGATTTGCCAAAAGGCAAATCTGCATCATGGCTAAAAACAAAAGAAGGATTAGATTGGTTAATAAATACTGCTAAACAACAAATTATTGAAGATAATACTGCATTAAAAATTGCAAATGAAAAACATGATCTATTAGTTAAAGATGTAAAAACAAATCAAGAAATACTTGATGATTTAAAAAAGACACTTACCGCAGCAGAAAAAAGATTAAAAGTTGAACAAGATACTGCAAACGCTTTAAAAGAACAGCAACAATATCAATTAACCCAAACAGATCTTGATAGTCAAATAAGAATTGCTAAAGCAAATGGAGATTACTTAAAAGCAAATATATTAATGCAAGAAAAAGCTTTTAATGAATTTAATTTTGTTAATGGAAAAAAACAAAATCCTTTACAAAAAGAAATAGATACTTTAAAAGAAGAAATTGCAAAAGCAAAAGCAAAATACGATAAAGCAAATGCTAAACTTACACCAGAAGTTCCTACCTTGCCATTAGGACCTACAGCTAAAACTGATTCTGAAATGACAACATATTTAAAAAATATTGATGCAAATATTAAAGCTATGAGACAAATTGCAGAACAAAAAGGTGTAACAGGAACGGGAAGCTCTGCAGCACCATTTACTGTTGATAATGCTCCAGATTTTAATACAACAAATATAAAAAAATCATTAGATGCAAACGGAAGAGTTAAAAAATCAAATATTTTAAAAGGAGGTTTATCATCAGAAGAACAATCATTTATTGAATTGCTAAAAGCATCAATTCCAGGATTACACGGGGAAAACGGGGGTAAGAAAGGAAGTGGTAGCTATGTAGTTTATAATGGGCATGAGTACTATATGAAAAAATTAAATCAACCCAACGAACAAGATTCAATAATTGAAATTGGAAATTATGTTTCAGGAAAAGCTGCAGGAGGCCCAATAACTGGTAAAGGAACAGCTACATCAGATTCAATCCCCGCATATCTTTCAAATGGCGAATATGTAATTAAAGCAGATGCTGTATCTCATTATGGATCAAGTTTCTTTGATTCTGTAAATGCAAAGAAATTTGCAAATGGTGGAATGGTAAGTCCAGTTGGTATGGGTATGTCTATGGGTATGTCTTGGTTTGGAAATAAAATTTCTGAATCATTGCAAGGTATAATGAAGGCAGTTCTTGGAACAGATATAACAAAAAAGAAAAAAGGAATCAAAGATTACTTGCAAATAGCAGCACTTGCTATCCCAGGGGGAGAAGAAGCAAGAGGTGCAGAAATTGGTGCATCCGCAATTTCACACATTAATCCAGTTAAAGCAAGTACTCAAATAATGAGAAATCTTAAGGGAAGTATGTTGGAGTCAGCAATTGCAGATGGAAGAAGGGTTCCTACAGTTACTCCTAAAAATTATTGGGAAAACAAGTCAAATCCAACACCATATTTAGAACAATTTAAAGACATGTATCGTAGTGAACAGGGGATGCACCCATTACTTATGGCAAGCGATTACGGTGCTGGATTTAGAAAATATTGGGGAAGAGCTTATGATTTATTAGTAAAATCAAAAGATCCTTCTCTTAAAGGAATTAAAAATGTTGATGAATTCTTTAGATCAATTGCAGACAAAACTCCAGGATGGGGCGCATGGTACTCTGAAGATGCAACGCACCCATTAGTTGAAGCTGCAAATAAAGCATTCATGAAAGCACACGGACTTGCTTCAGATCAACCAATTGCATTATTTAAAGCAGCAAAACAAGCAGGAAGAGCAGGTTATTATTCTATATCTTCAAAATTTACAAGATCATATTTAAATAACTTAGGAATCTCTAAAGATGCAGCAGAAGGCACCGAACAAGGCCTATATAAAATTATAACTGAAGCTAAAAAATTAAAAGACCCATTAGGCCTTGGTGGAATGTATGATGAATTTGCAAATGTTATTCCACAAAGTTTAGATAATGCAGTAAAAATTGGCAGCGGAACATCAAGAAACGCTTCTAATCATGTTGGAAGAGGAATTCATTTATCAGATTTTTATTCCGCATTAAATTTAGGCAAAACAACATCTGGTATTCCAAAAGGACAGATTGTAACTTCAGATATCAATACGGTTTCAGATTTAGAAAAAATTCTTTCTAAAATGAATCCTGAAATTCTGGCAAGCAAAATGAAATTGCCTAAATTTGCAAATGGTGGTATGATAAATACTTCTGGATCAAGATTTGGTTTTGAAATTATTAATAAAGAAATATCAAAATTTTCTAATAAAGCAATATCAAATTTAAATGAAATGTTTGGATTAAGTCCAACTAATAGAGTTCTTCATGGAAAAACTGACACTAATTGGGATTATCTTGGAATGGCATCAATGCTTTCATTACCAACAAAAAGTTTAGGAGTTATGGCTAAATTATTAGAAAGTGCAGATATATCTCAATTTATTCTTGAAAAGAAAGCAGCTGGATTTAATTTAGGCGGACAAGTTAAACTTCCTTCATTTGACGTTGGAACAAATTTTGTTCCAAATGATATGATTGCTCAAATACATAAAGGTGAAAGAATTATACCTGCATCTCAAAATAATAATACAATGGATGGATCAACATATAATATTACAATAAATGCGGGATCTAATGCAAGTGCTGATGATATTGCTAAAACAGTAATAAATAAAATTAAACAACTAGAAAAAATGTCGGGAGTAAAAAGTAAGGTGGGCCAATAATGCAATTACAAACAGGAATTCAAGTATCACTAGGATTAAATTCATCTAATGTGGCAACTACTGATCCCGCACAAATGGTTTGGTATAAATTAACAGACCATAATCGCCAACCAATTCACGTTACTTATGATGTTGTAGAAAAAACTAATCGTATGGCAGATGGAACACTTCGTCGTTATGTTATTGCAAGAAAGCATAAATTTCTATCAAGTTGGAGCTTAGTTCCCTCACTTACTGAAAATACAGTTGATTATAAATCTGGAGACTCATATAGCGGTAAAGCGGGAGCATGGATGAAATCATTCTATGAAGCAAATGTGTTTGTACCTATTTATGTTAAAATAATTAGTGCAG